CTTTCTTTAAGATAGCTGGTTTGATTTCCATTTCTTCAGCGATGGCCTTAATGGTATCGCTAAGTCCAGCATTTAAGTCTTCGATTTCGGTCAGCACAGCAATACCTTCGTTCATAATTTGTGTGAGTTTGGCTTTTTGTTCATTACTAAACATACGTGGACCTGACATTTGAATCTCCTGTTATAATTGATATAGTATATAGTGTTTGTTTTGAAAAGTCAAATAAAAATGCTCACTTCAAGATACCATTCCGGGGCACGACTCCCATAATATCTAGCCCAGCAGCCGGGCATACACTAGTAACGCATAACGTCCTAAGGTAGTGTATTCATTTATAAATAGTTAGTGCGGTTGCAATACAGACTAATAGAGAAGAAGGACCTGATGGTTTTCTGTATTTTTCCATCTGGGCAACAACGAATTGGCAGGCGAGCTTCATTAACTATTACCGCACACTCTTATCTACACACACGAACGTTATTATATCTTTTATGATATGGATCGTATTGTGTTACCCAATGACAACGTGGGGGCGGTGGTGCAACATATACCGGAGCCGGGCGAACATAAACCGGTTGCGATCGATGATAGTATGGATCATGTGCTACACAACCAGTTAGTAATAATAACGGTACTATAAAGAGTTTTTTCATTTCTTCTTACCTGATTTCATATTAGCGCACCAGTGATACATTTTGGCACGTTCGCCAGAAGCACTCTTGGCCTTGCGACGTAAGTCAGTTACACTTCCGTTACAACTAGCACCGGCACGTTTTACACGCCCTGGGCGGCTTCGGCCTTTTACCCGACCATCAGCAAAGTTTTCTTTTAAAAATGTATCTGCAAACTGTTTACACAGTTCTTGAATTTTTGGATTTTGAGTTTCTATACTGGGATCTGAGTCCTCCTGAGGATTTTTGTATCCGCAGTAGACATGAGTAATACCATACTGATCTAACAGGGCCTGACAATCTTCGCCGTAGCGTTCTTTGTGATTGGGCAATCGGCCGGTATTACAAGGACTAAGAGTAGTAACTACAATACAATCTGGGCCAGGATCGGGGCATCGATCTAATGCATCACGTTCCGCGTGTACACGTAACCCGTCTTTCTCATGATTAATACCGTAAGTATGTGTACCGTCTGGGCAAATAATACAGCTGGCAACCATGCCATAGTATTTGGAATCTTTTTCCTGGTGATCAAGAACCATCTCGCAACAACGTGCAAGTATAGCATCTAATTCCGCACGTGGGTCTTTAGACGGGGCTGTAAGGATTTCGTTTATAATCACTATCGTCGCCTTCAGCTTGTTCAGGATATACTGGATAATCGTTCATGATGCGTTTAATAATTCTTTTAATTGATGTCTAGCAGACGCATAAGTCTCTGCTAGTATTACGTATTCTTTTCCGTTGACAGTAAACTTAAATGTAGACATTTTTATTACTCTGGATTCTCTTGATTATAGTTACGCATGATAACACCAGCGCGGGCATTGGCTTCGTTTTCTTCTTCGCTACCAGTACTACCACTGTGATCATCTAATCGATCTTCGATGTTTTGCTTGTAGTGAACAAGTTCGTGCGCCAGTGTACGTAGTGCATCTTTAGGATGACGACCTTGGGTAACAAGATAAATGATATTGTCTTCTTTATCATAACACCCAAATGTAGTTCCGTCTGCATCGGGCACACGATCCACTATTTTAATTTTTGGTAAATTGGTAATTTGTAATTCTCGTTGGGCAACAGGCAAAAACGATTTAATAAAATCGTTGTTGGCACCTTCCGCTAGAAAATCACTTGCCCTCATGTTCACGTGCCCAAGATTCGGCAATCATCAACATACTTTGTAATTGTTCAACGCTTTCGCAGTTCCACTTGCGTAGAGCTAGTGCTTTTCGAGTTGGTTTACCATTGGGCTTTTTCATTGGACCCTTTACACCGCCCATACGGGCACAGAAGCTCTTACGACGTTTGGACGCTTTACTACCTTTTTTAAGTTTGCTGGGTTTTGTTGTTACTGCCGTTTGTAATTTGCTACCAGGATTTTCTCTACGGTAGCTGGCAACGCCTTTTTTGTTTAGGCCACCAGTTTTGCTTTTACCTTCTTTACGACGCCAGGCTGCGGTCTCAGACACACCTGACTTCATACGTGCAACAAAATCTTTCAATGTGGCACCTGGATTACTGGCCTGAAACTTACGGTAGTTTTTGACAAAATCAGGATGCTTTGGATCCCATTTATCGTAGGCACCACTATCATCGGAGCCTTCTGTGACACCTTGGTCAGGATCATTAGGATGGGGACGAACTTTTCCAGTCCTGGTATTTTTTAATGCTGGATATGGTTTTGGTTGACTTTTTTTATCAGCAAAGTGACCGGTTGTTACAGGTTTTGGATCGGCTTCGCCTTCGTCCAATCCTAACTTAGAAAAATAACCCTGTTTACCGAGTAATTTAAGAGCTTGGACTACTCCCTGTCGATATAATTCAGATCGTTCATCAAATTCAAGAGAGTTTAGTTTTGATTTTACTGAACGGCTAAATTCACTAGTTCTTGGAATTCTATCGTTCAGCGAATAGAAGTTCAAAGCGTCAGCCGCAATGCGATTTCTTAAACGAGCTCTGTTTTCTTTATCCAAGGCTTTGTCCATCATGCCTTCTGCTACACCCGACTTCTCGGATGTTTCTTGTTTGATCAGCTGAGGCAGATCAATCCGATTGCCCACTTTTTTAAGATTTCTGATGATCCAGTTACCTATGCGAGGTAGACCATTATTCAACTCTTGTAGTTCTGCAATACCTTCTTCCATAGATGAATGGAATCCATTAGATACTCCAGATAGCTCAAATATTGCATCTTCCAGGCCGCTGGATTTCTTATTTCCGTACCCACTACGACTGCGATTTGTAATGTCTTCAGCTTGGTCTTGGGCCAGCTTGAGCAGAGTATCTAATTCATTAGCAATGTATTTGTTGACCGGCATTGCCCCGGCAGCTTCTACCACGCCTGACTCGTCCACGGTGCCATGTGACTGCATAATTTCAGGACTGCGTTCAGTATAGTCGTGATACAGTTTTGTTAACTTCTCCAGGGGAATATCACGTCCAGTTTCTGCTCGAATAGCACGAGCCCAGCCTTGTAGAAACTGCCCTTCACTTGTGCCCTGTGGATAACCAACCACACAGTCATTGTAGGCCTTCTTGACCACATCCATGATGCCTTCAGTAACACCTTGCTCTTTTAAATTACTAGAACTATAGTGCCCTTCAGCTTGTTTTTTGGACATACCATATTTTGATTTGAACGCATCATCAGACGTCTTTATTAGGTCACGTGCCAATTCTCCAGCACTGGGTGTATAGCCTTTTGCTTTTTTTAGTTGACTTGCCCCAGGATGGTCGTTAAATTTTGGAGATGTCGGATCTTGGTTTAATAAGTCAGATATACTGCCTTCTGCTACACCTGACTTTTTCTTTTTAGCAATGGCAATAGCTGACTGCTGTGCGGCATTGGCAGCTTCTTCAACTGATTCATTGGGCACACAGTTGTTAACTCTGACACCACCCTTGATCTTAGTACCTTCTTTGTGCTTGCCTTTCCAACACTTAGGATCTAAACGTTGTTTAACGGCTTCAGTGATAAATTCGTTTGCTTTCATTTTGCTGTAGCTCTTAGTTGCCATGAATGTTTACGATGTGCATCCATACGTTCGGCTAAAAAGTTGCTGAAACCATGCTCGCCTTCTGATTCAGCAATATCGTAAACTCGTTTTAATAATACTACCATGTTGTCTGAATCTTGTAATAGTTCAATAATCATTTGTTCTGCTGGTATGACTTCTGTTTCATCACTGATGTATGATAGTGCATTAAAACGACTGTTGCTACCTGGAGCATACGCACCCATGCTACGAATCTTTTCTGCAAAGTCATCAATGCTGCCGTATACTTCTTCATAGATAGTACCAAACAAATCATGTAGTTCGCGGAAGTGTATACCTTCCACATTCCAGTGAAAGAACTGTGCTTTCAGATAAAATGTAAATTCCGACGCAAATGCTACTTTAGCGGCTTTTTGTAACTGTTCCATTATTTGATACTCTCTTTTAATTCTGTTATTAAACTATTTATTCGAGTGTTACGCTCGGCTTGTAGCTTGTGCCAGTAGTTGGTGTTTTCTGCTATACCTTGTGTTGTTTTATCTTGTGGTTGTCCGCCCATCGGAGCCATTACAACATAGTTGCCTATAGTGGTATAATTCTGATGTGCTAACTGATTTTTTATATTTTGTGCATTGCCTAAACGATATTTTTGCACAGCCGCGGATAAGTTTACTGTGTCTAAAATATTACCTTTACGGTCCTGTACTACTACTATAGGGTCTGGGGTATTGGCTGTTAATGTGCTTTCGCCTACACCGGCCTTTTTAAGAGCACCACCGGGCTTGCCGGTTTTAGAGTAGGCACCAGTTAATGCTGTTTCTGGTCTGTCATGTCCGGGCTTTTTACCATCAAAATCTTTCCGGTATGCTTTGGACAAAGCAACACCCGGTGTCTTTTGTTTCGCAGCTTTGGCGACACCTTCTCCTAATCCACCTACACCGTCGTTTGACTTTTCGGTCTTGGATTTTTTTACTAATTCGCCGTGTGCAGTCAGTTCATAACCTCTAGGAATTCTATTTGGGTCATTCTTAGCGTTTTGTTTCATTTGTTTTAATAACTTTTGATACGCTGTCATTTCGCCTTCTGCCACACCTTGCTTATTCTCGTCAATGTCTACATCTACTAGCTGTGTTCCACCGTATTTGTATTCACGATTTGGATCTAGTTTATTGAACTTTTCTGCAGCGTGAATTGCTTCCGATTTAGTAGTGAACAACTTAACACCGTTTATGGTCCAGGTCTTCTTCCACCTTGCTCGTCTATTGTATAGTTCTTTTTGAACAATAAAGTGCATGGGAACTCTATCGTCATCTTCAAAGCCACCAAATCCGTTGGGTGCGAATTCCTTCAATGTACCTTCTGCCACACTTGGATCCATTGGATTTAGGAATTTACTTGCTGGATCAACTTCCATTGTATCGTCAACCATGCCAGGAACAGCTTTCCAGTTGGGAACATATACTGTGGCCGCTGTGCCATCTACTGCCAATACTTCTGCTGGCTGTCCTTTGTATAGTACTTGATCGCCAATGTTAAACACACCTGCGCCTTCTCTTACTCTGCCAGGAATAGCACTGGCACTATCAATAGGCATGGGATTGTTACTATTTTCTTTGGTCCATTGATCATGTTCACTTGACCAACTATTACTACCATCTGACCATGCATTCTCGTCAACAGTTGCACGACGTTCTTGTTTACGTTTTTCACGAGCTTGCTCAGCACGGTCGGCTGCATCCATACGTTGTCGCAATCGTTTTAAATCAACAGGCGGTTCTTGGGCCGCACGTTTTTTCATTGCCAACAACGCAGCCTGGAACTCAGGAGTATCCATCTCGTTGCTTTCAGTAAACAAGTCATTAATGTACATTATGCGGTACCTTGTTGTGCTTTTTTAATAATGTTGGCCAATTGACCAACTTGACTTGGATCGCCTTTGGCTATTAAATTAGACATAGCTAGACCTAAATTTTGATCAACTTGTTTGTCCTGAGCACTCATCGGAGTTGCAGGATTAGTTGGATCCTTCATTACTGTCTTGGCAGCTTGTTGTACGTTGGGAATAGGTACACCAGCACTTTTTAATTTGTTTATATTTTGTTGTGTAACAGCAAGTTCTTTTGGATCAATTGCGCCAGTCTGGGCACCTGTTCCTGGTGCAGTATTATTAGCACCAGCTTCACCTAGACCTTTTTCTTTTTTGGTCTTTTCCCATTGTGCTTTTAATTTGTCTGCCAATGATACTGTTGTACGTTGTGCTTGATCACTAGCATGTGTTACTGAACCGCGTGGATCTTTA